ATACTTATACGATTACTAATCGTTAAGTCATCATTTACCTGATTTCCTTTTGCCCACTGTTTTGCTTCTCGTATAACGTCACCAAAATACTCACGTTCAGTAACTACATCGGTCCATACGCCTGGCGACGTTTCCGTACTAGTGGCATAGCCGATGTTTCCATGAAACTTTGCCATTCGAATTTTCTTTATCGATTATGCAGTGCGTTGCTCAATAACAATCGCCGTCTTCGGATTAACCAAAGCGCCGGAGACACGAGTTTCCATCAAGTACTTGTACTGATTGTAATCGATATCAAAATCGTCGAACATGGCAATATTACCACCCTTGTCCGCGCCGATCGTGTAATCACTCGGATTAACGAGAACAGCGAGCAGATTGTAGACCACGTCAGGATCAGGAACGGTATCCGTTCGGGTAACGCCTTCCATGACAGGAACTTCCACAATACTCGAAACGCGAAGAGCGCCCAAGAGATCGGCCATTGTAGGATAAAGGCGACGTAGAAGGGTGTCCTTGAGCAGAAGCATATCAGTCAAGAAATCGCTTGTCGTGAACATGATAGGATTTCCGGTACCCTTATAATCCTTACGGGCACGAATAATTGCTTCCATAACTTCGTCTACAGTATCCGCGGCGGGGACATCAACACGAATGGTGTACAACACATCATCCTTATAGATAGGACGAATATTCGTTTCGTTGATTTTGTCCGCAGATTCGACAGCACGTCCATCACCAATCAGACAAGCACGAGCAATTTCCTCGTCAAGCATTACGCGCATTTCGGCCTTGAGCCAAGCTACAACATCCATATCAGTGATATCGACAATATCGTCGCGATCAAGTTTTTGTTTCTTATAGACTGTCGTCGGGGTCGTAACGCGTTTCGCCAGGGCGAAGAACTCTTCTTTCTTGAGTGCACCCTTGACATAACCCAAAGCTCGAGCTGTGTCCAAAGTTATGTCTGCGAATAGGCTCTTAATCCTTGAGAACGGATTGTGTTTGCTGTTGCTCATAAACACGTTGACCCAACCCTGCTCGCGCTGAACAAAGGTGGGGGTCGGGGTAATACTACGTGCGTCAGGGAACAGATAATCGATATTCTCGATACCATATGTTACCACATGCGCCAAGAAAGACTCTTTCAAAGAGCCAGTCCGTTGAGCATCAGCAAAGATTTCCTGGATCTGTGAATGGGTCAGAACTGGTTGCCCTTTTGTTTCGGCCGCTTCGTCCTGTTTGTCAAATACATTTTTCTTCATGAAAGTTTCTCCTTTTTGGGAATTAGATTGTTGAAGATCTTCGCCATCGTCTCCAGTTTCCCCCAACGCTTGAGCAATAATGGCATAAACGACCTTCTTTTGTTTATCGTCGAGCGTATCAAGAACATCAGAAACCGTTTCCTCTTCGGAATCTTTCGCTGCGTGTTCCACCACCTTTTCTTCTTTTGGCGGATCTTCGGTTTCGACTTTGAAAGGCAGGCCGGTAAAGATAATTGCCTCTTCTTCCGATTCGACTATGCTACCGTCCCCATGTTGAATATTAAGATTGTCGATCAAAGCGCCGGGATTCGCTCCGGACAAAACTAAACTAACCTCGCGAATAGCGCCCTCATGAACAACCTTACCTTTTTCGATCAACTTATTGGCATAGATCGACAAGGCAATAATATCGCCATGTTGAACCAATTCTTTAGCCTGCAAACCTGTCCTGGTGTTGTTTATTAAGCAATAAGCATAAACACCATCATCACGATTCTCAAGAAAAGCATGTCCAAGAACATTCATTGGATCATTATGAAGATGTTGCCAAACAAGAGGAACCTTTTGTCCGTCGTTTTGTTTGAATGCATCTTTAAGAATAGTGCGGCCGTCGGCGCAGACTAGATCGTTTCTAGTAGCATAACCACTAAAATCATATTTCTTATCTGGCATTGTCATGTTGCTTTTTCTCCTTCGTTTTTATTTCTCGATGCGAATTCTTCTGTCACATCGATGGGTTGGGCTGGAGTCAGATTCTTATTTCGAAGTTCATCTGCACCCTTAGCCTTACTTGGTGTGTACCCAATTACTGCTCTAAACTCGTTAGATGTTAGAATCTCATTACGAGTGAGTTTGTCTGCTAAATCGGGCAGATCGGTGGCCGTAACTAGACTGAACGTGTTCCTAAAGTGCATGATAGACTGTCCTTGTGTTCGGCCAGTAGCAGTCAAGAACTTTCGTTTAAGTTCATCCGTAATAGCGGATACGACCGGTTCAATTGTACGATTGTAGTAATTTAGCAGTTCTTTTTGATCAGCACTACCGTCTAAAATCTTTTCGCTTATACCTAACTGGCTATATAGCATTCTCGTTAAATACTCGATCTGAGACATTAGACTGTTTTCTGCTGGTCTATTTAGTTGGGTAATTTTCTCTGTTGCGTCTGCATAGGCGATACCATACTTCGAACCCGTTAACTGTTCTTCTATGTCTTTACGCCTAATCTCCGCCTGGAGTTTTCTCGCTACTGTTTTAACAACATAAGGCAATTGGATAATTATATCTAACTTACCCGAAGCACTTGCCTCATCAACAGCGTCCAAAAGATTTAACTTTGCAATCAATCTTTGAAGGATGGAATTTCGTTCGTTCATAACAGCATAAAGAGGATTCTCTATAAGTCCAACTTTAGACTTATGCAAAGTAATTTCCTCTTTTTCACCTCTGTTATCGTTGTATATGCTAACACGAACATGATGCGGATACCATTGTACTACTTTTCCTGTTCTCATAGTTAAAATATCAAAGGAGCCATTATCTATGAGACTAATAGAAGTATCTACAGGAACAATAGCCACAGATCCCTCATCAAATAAGGATATTACTACGTCTTGAACGAATGCCCTATTTGTTTGATCGATGTTTGTTTCTAAAGAAAGGCATTTATTTAGTCCCGAATTTATTGTTTCTAAATAAGTACCATTTTCGTCGACACGAACATGACGAAGCTTTATAGCAGAAACATCAACGGCACACCTATTGTAAATGGCTCCGACAATAGATCTTTCGTTTCCGTAGTTAAATCTTTTTCGATGTTGAGGAATACTATAACTAGGTCCGTGATTCTCAATTTCCTCTTTTGGATCTCGATCAAGAAAGACATTCCAGGCAGATTGTAATCGACTCAAAAAGTTAAAGTTTCTATTCAAATCTTACCTCCTTTTTCTGAATGCAATATATGCGTCCATAAGAGCCGATACGTTATCTATCTTTTGATCATAACGCTTCTTTAGAAGTTTTCTGTTTCCATTAGTATCCTCAAGAGTAATACAATTCCCCATAGCGAAGGACATAAGTTCCTCATCAAAAATGAGTAAATGTTCCTCAGATAATCTTTTTAATTCCCCAAGAGGAACAGATTCTGTCTTTACTCCTTGTATTACCTTCTCCATACCATATGGGCCGTTCTCGTTTTCCCACCGTTCGACAAATTCCTTGGCATTATATGGATCGAACCCAAGACATCGAACGTCATAACTAGAAGTTGTTATGAACTGATCTAGATCGTCATAAACAGTCATCATATCTAAAACAGTTCCATCAAGAACTTGAAGACTTCCCTCTGCTAGAAACTCGTCGTACTTGTTTCTCATAGCACCGGGAAGTTTCATTAACGTAGACGCAGAGATGTAGGCTCTAGTTTTTATACCAAAAGTATTCGATATTGGAAATAAAAACGTAAAAGCACAAAAGTCGTCGCCTTGTGAAAGGTCTGCACCAAGTGCGCATGGAAGAGACCAGTAATCTCGTTTGCGTTGGGGTATGGTTTCTTCGTATGTAAAGAAATATGTGTATCCTTCCATAGGAATACCAAATCTCTTCGCCAAAATATCATTGCGTGCAGCAGGAGCATTCTCGGCCCTCTCAACATCTAATTGATATGTCTCATAGGTGACCGTTTTCCCTAGGTTGGGGTTTGCTTTTAACCATGTAGCTGGATCTGAAACTTCTTCGACATCATCCAAACGATAGTACCAAATCGAAACATGTGGATTTATGTAATCGCCCTTTAGAATATCTAAAAGTTCCATTTTTATCGTATCTCCACTACTATTACGAACTGTTCCTTCAGAACTAACAGCTATAATTAAATAGTCATCAAGTTTTGATGCTCCTTGCTCGATCGCACCGACTACGTCCTCGCGAATGTCTCCCGAGAGCCACTCGTCAACCCCAGCAATTTTGGGTCTAAGACCCTGGAGTTTGTCTATAGCCATTGGACGAACCTCGAGCAATGAACCGGTTAAAAAGTTTTCTATCCCTTTCTTAGTTGATGCCAGTTTAACTCGGTTAGCCTTAGAACCAGTAGTATTTTGTAGAGATCCTTCGGTTAAAAATTGAAATAACGGCCCTCGCGCGCGTGTGATAGCAGTTCTTATTGGTGAGATAACTTCCTCTGCTTGCTTCATTGTTGGAGCCGTGGTAATTTGATGGGTGGTCGATATATCTACATTCAAAAAATAATTTTGAATTAGAGATAGATACATAGACTTAGCCGCACCACGAGCAATGATCAAATACTGCTTATTAATTAAGCGCTTTTTAATCATTTTACGAACATATCGACCACCATGATTGTTTGCACTGGGTTGATATACGCTTCGTTCTACAAAGTAATACCAACCAAAAATCTGTTCTGCCCAAAGTTTAAACGTGTCGAGAAGATATAAATCGCTTCCATCGGTTAATGTGCATTCGTTTTCACAGAATAAAATAAAGCCGTCGACAGCTTGGTCATCATAGTAAACACCCCGATTAGCAATTAGACCATCTATCCTGTTCATTTCCAAAGAAATTTCTTTACAGACTGGAATGTCTCCACGTATTACTTTTTCTCGAAAGTCGGCATAATACTTTGGGGTTGCGGTGTTCGATACTGTCATAGTGTTAGCCCTCTGAGTCAGATTTTGATTCCACCAGCAGATAGAAGGGCCTCTAGCCCCTTGCCTAGGTATTTGCTAACATAGGAAATAGCCACTTGCTTTCCGGCGCCAACCAGAACCTCCGACACAAACTTTTTACCTGAGCTTATGTCCTTTTTGGTGAGATCTTTGTATTGCTTTTCGAGTTGCAATCGGGTAGCAACCTTCTTCAACTCCTCATCTGACATCTCGCTCAGTTTCTTTTTCTTCTTAGTTTTTCCTCCCATAACGGGCGTAGATTTTCCACGAACGCTTGTGGTTGCTGGAACGATTTTTCCACGAACACTGGTCATGACTGGTCCCTTGGCCCTGCGACGAACACCCCATCGCATACCGAGAATACCAGCATGTTCTAAAGGTTTGTTTTGCTTTTTTATCATTATTCCTCTCCTTTATTCTTCGGGTATGGGATCTGGAGGAGGCGGAGGATCGGCTTTAACCATAAGTCTCCAACCCAATTCTTCTTTGATTTTAGACATTGAATCCAAAACGAAAGAGGTTCCAGCCGGATCAAAAACCAACTTAACAGTTAAATAGATGTACGTTTTAATCTCGGAATATACTGGTGTTAGATCCACAACAAAATCTGCCCACACAGCACTACTATCTTCGATTGAAAAGACGGTTTCTGGGCCAACTCCAAGTTGATTAAGAACCCCAAAAGCCGAATTTATACCGACGATGATATCCGTATC